GCTTATAGGAAGTATGCAAAGCCACCTTCATATCACTTAATGCAGTTAGTCATCTACATGAAGGTTCTTGGAAAGAAGTTAGGAATCCTTCTCTATGAGAATAAGAACTCTCACGAACTTCATGCCATCACAGTTGAGCCTACACCAGAACTTATTGAATGGGCAGACTATGCTTTTGACTGGATGAGAAAAGTTCGATCACAGTGGGAGAATGAGGAAATTCCTCAAAAGACCTACAGGTCTAATTCAAAGGTATGCAAGGGATGCCCTGTATCAGCAGCGTGTGCTCTTGCTCCAAAGGGCAAAGATAAGATCGAACCCTTGGAGTATCTTGCATGAAGACTTGCAACTGGTGTGGCAATAACTTTACACCAAACGTTAACTATCAAATTTATTGCTCACCAGAATGCAGGGAACTTTCCACTAAAGAAAAAGTAAGTGAAAGACAAAGAAGTAAAAAGAGGCAGTCTTTTATGGGAAAGAAACGATACTGTTCTGCTGGATGTGGAACAATTCTATCTATCTATAACTCAAAAAAACGCTGTAGCCAATGCAATGTTGATATAAATAAAATTGACAAGGCGTTGAAACAACTTAAGGGAATAATAGATTATGAAAGAATTGACGAATAAACCAAGGTCATTCTGTTCTATTGATGCTAGCACTAATAGTCTGGCGTTTGCATATTTCTATGAAGAAAAGTTAAAGAGTTATGGAAAGATTAAGTATTTTGGAAGCGATATCTATGAAAAGATTATTGATACTGCATACAAAACAAAAGCATTCTTTGAAAACTTTGAAGATGTAGAATACATGGTGATAGAACAAGTGATCTATATGAATTCACCAAAGACTGCTGCAAATCTTGCAATGAGTCATGGCGCACTTGTTGCTGCTGCTGGAATAGCAGGTATAAGTCATGTGGCAAGTGTTAGCCCAATGGAATGGCAAAATTTTATTCAAAATAAAAGGTTAACCGCAGATGAAAAAGAAAAAATTCGTAATGTAAATCCAAATAAATCTGCTTCTTGGTATAAAACTCAAGAAAGATTATTTAGAAAACAAAAAACTATAGGATTTATTAATGAAATATTCAATTTAAAAATAAATGACGACGATGTGGCTGATGCGATTGCAATAGGATATTTTGCAATAAAAAATTGGAATAAAATTTTTTAAGTTTATAATAATTTTATGGTATAATTTAATATGGCAACAAAAAAATATAATTGGCCTGAATTAGGAGACAAGTTTGGCAACCTTATTGTTATAGAAATATATCAAGATTTTAAAAATAGTAAACCAAATGGCAAAAGAATAAGACTTGTATGCAATTGTGGAGCAGTTTTATCTAATAAAACTGCTGCTCAACTTTATTCAAAAGATAAGCCATTATTAGGATGTGCTCCGTGTAGATCTAAATCTAGAGGAATAAAAAATAGAAAAACTGATAATTCACAAGCAAAAAATGCAGTATTTTTTAACTATAGAAATGCAGCCCTAAGAAGAAATTTTGAATGGAATCTAGATAAAGAAACGTTTTTTAAATATATTCAAAAATCATGTGTTTATTGTAATAGTTCCAACTTGTCTTACTTTAATCCTCCAAAGACTAGCCCTTGGTCTGAACAATTTAGATATACTGGTCTTGATCGAATAAATTCAGAATTAGGATATACTGTAGAAAATATTCAACCATGCTGTAAATGGTGTAATATGGCAAAAAGTGATAGATCAGAAAAAGATTTTATAGAATGGGTAGCATTAATTATTGACAATTGGGGAAAGGTGTTCTAGAATATGGCTAAGAACGTTGGCCTGCATCATTCAGAGGCATACCTAAAAAAAAGATTACACTTAGATAAAAAGACACCAGAGGAGATTGCAAAAGAATGCAACGTGAGTCTACAGATAATATATCGACAGATGAAAAAGTTTGGACTAAAAAAGTGAAGGATATGGTGAATCATCCACCTCACTACACTTCAGATCCATCTGGTGTGGAGTGTATACAGATTACTCGTCATAGAAATTTTAATGTTGGAAACGCCATTAAGTATCTTTGGAGAGCAGGAATAAAGGATGACGCCAAACAAATTGAAGATCTAAAAAAGGCTATTTTTTATATCAATGATGAAATAAATAGATTAGAAAGTCTATAAATAAGTAAAGTGCTGTTGCCGCGCTGCATGTAGATCTTGTAACGCATCTAAGTGTGACAAGTATCTCATTGAATGGAAAAAAAGAAAGAAATAGTTGTGTTAGCACAGATAACTGTGCTAAGATTAAAAGGTTGCCGCCGCGTAGGAGGAATCAAATGACGAAAACAAAACTGGTAGGAGGAATTATGGTTAGCATAATGGCAGTAACTTTTGTTACGGCTTCTGCTAATGCTGCTTCAACCGAACAGGTGTATGCTAAGTCAAATGCACCTATTGCGACGGAGGCTTTTATGAATAAGCCTGTCGTGAAGATGGCTGTTCAAAAGCCAAAGATTACCTGTAAAAACTGGCTTGCTAGGGAACTAAAAAAGGCAGGATTTAAAGGAAGAGGATTGAAGATCGCTTGGTCTATTGCTATGAGAGAAAGTGGAGGAAGGGCAGATGCCATTTCTTCTACTGGAGATTATGGAGTTTTTCAATTCAATCGCGCAGCGTGGGGAAAGCAACCTTGGTGGGATACATCAAAGATGCTCACACGCAACTACAATATCATGATTGCTTATAGCATTTCGCAACATGGTAGAACCTTTTATCCTTGGGATATTGATGGTCGTGGAAATCACAAGGGCGCATATACATCTGCGTCTGTTTACAATAAGTACAAGTCGTGGTACAACAAGTATCCGACAACCTGTAAGTAGTAGATGGCGGGGTAGGGAAACCAATTCAACTAGGTGGCAACAACCCTATCCCGCCACTGCTATACTAGTGGCATTATGATAGATATTATTGAACACATGGAGGAAGTAAACAAGGTAGCCTCCGAATATATAAAGGGATTTAATGAGACTGAGATCTCTAAAGAACTTGACATACCAAGAGCCAGAGTATCTTCTCTTCTTAGAGAATGGAAAGCAATGGCGTCTAACTCAGAAGCAGTTAGATCAAGAGCAAGAGAAGCCCTTGCTGGAGCAGATCAACATTACAGTAAGTTGATCAAGCAATCCTATGAAGTTATTGAAGATGCAAACACTCAAGGTAGCCTTTCAGCAAAGACTGCGGCTATAAAACTTATTCTAGATATTGAATCTAAGAGAATAGATATGCTTCAAAAAGCAGGGTTGTTAGAAAATAAAGAACTCTCAGATCAGTTATTGGAAACAGAAAGAAAACAAGAACTACTGATGAAGATCTTAGTAGAAGTATCTGGCAAGTGTCCAACGTGCAAACTAAAAGTTCTTGATCGCCTATCAGAAGTGTCTGGTCCAAATGGAGATGCCGTGGTAATCCATGAATCTTGATCTGTCAGAATTTCTTAGTGCCCTTGATGAGTCTCCATTTGAAGAGAGTCCAGTAGACCTTGACACATTCCTTCATGATCCCCAATATTTAGATCAGCCAGAACTATCACAGATCCAAAGAGATCTTGTAGAGGCCATGAGTCAAATCTATAAAGAAGATGATCTTATTAGGTTCATGGGATATGAAGAAGGTAAAGCACACTTTAAAAAATATACTAAAGCAGAGGTGCTTCTTCAGTTAGGCAAGGGATCTGGTAAAGATCACACATCTACCATTGGCTGCGCCTACCTCGTATACAAACTCCTGTGCTTAAAAGATCCTGCAAGATACTTTGGTAAACCACCTGGTGATGCTATTGACATTATCAACGTAGCGGTAAACGCTCAACAGGCAAAGAATGTATTCTTTAAGGGATTCAAGAACAAGATTGCTCGCTCTCCTTGGTTCGCTGGAAAGTATGATGCGAAGGCAGATAGCATTGAATTTGATAGAGCGATAACTGTATACTCTGGTCACTCTGAAAGAGAAGGACACGAAGGTCTTAACCTTATTCTAGCAATCCTTGATGAGATTTCTGGTTTTGCTCAAGACTCTGCATCAGGAAATGAAAATGCAAAGACAGGTGACGCTATCTATAAAGCATTCCGTGCTTCTGTAGACTCACGCTTTCCAGACTTTGGTAAAGTGATCCTGCTCTCGTTCCCTCGATATCCAGGAGACTTTATCTCTAAGAGGTATGATGAAGTTGTTGCTGAAAAAGATGTTGAACATAAATCTCATACATTTGTTATCAATGAAGAACTACCACATGACTCATTAGATAATCAGTTTACTGTTGAGTGGACAGAAGATCATATAATATCTTATAAATATCCTGGGGTATATGCAATTAAGCGTCCAACATGGGATGCAAATCCAACAAGAAAGATTGAAGACTTTAAGATAGCATTTATGACAGACAATGCAGATGCCATGCAACGATTTGCATGTATGCCGTCATTCTCATCAGACGCATTCTTCAAGGACAAGAGTGTACTTGAGCGAGCAATGTGCCTACACAATCCTATTGATCAATCTAAAAGGATTGAGCCAGTATGGCAACCACAAGAAGATACAAGATATTATCTTCATGCTGACCTTGCACAGAAACATGATAAGTGTGCTATTGCAATTGCCCATGTGGATAAGTGGGTTCAAGTTAGAACATTTAATGATTATACCCAGATACACCCATTCATTATTGTTGATGCAATTGTTTGGTGGGAACCTAAAAAAGAAGGTCCAGTTAACTTATCTGAAGTAAAAGATTGGATTGTTAATTTTAGAAGACAAGGATTCCAGTTGGGTCTTGTAACATTTGATAGATGGCAATCATTTGATATTCAACAAGAACTTAAGTCTGTAGGAATAAAGACCGACACGCTATCTGTTGGCAAAAAACATTATGAGGATCTTGCAATGCTTTACTATGAGAACAGAGTCATGATGCCTCACATAGATATTCTCTTACAAGAAATGAGCGAGTTAAAGATCATTAACGATAGAAAGGTCGATCACCCTAGAAAAGGCTCTAAGGATCTCTCAGATGCCGTTACAGGGGCGGTATATAATGCAATAGCGCACAGTCCTCGTAATACTAATCAAGAGATTGAGATTCATGACTGGAAATCAATAAATAAAAAACATGTTGCAGAGTCTAACGAAGACAATAAAAAATGGGAACCAAAAGAAATGCCAGACGAGATTGCTGACTTCCTTGACTCATTTAATATGCTGTAGTATAATTTTTATATCAGAAAGGTAACAATATGGTTCTATCGTTTCTAATTGCTACGTTAATAATATTTTTATTAAACTTATTCATAACTTTGCTTTCTATTTCAAATCAGTACGGAGATGATCAAGAAGGCGTTGAGGTCTTTAGAGTAATAACATTAGGAGCAGTTTTAGTTATGATTACTTGGAATATACTTGCAATAGTTTATAATTAAATTAAGGGCAGGTAGCCAAGTGGTAAAGGCGTCCGTCTTATATACGGAAGATGCGTGGGTTCAACCCCCACCCTGCCCACAAGTGTTATATAATTATACAAAGGAGTTGATCAAATGCCTTGGAACGTACAGAGAGCAGGATCAAAGTATGAGGTTGTGCAAAGTCAAACTGGAAGGGTAGTAGGAACTCATCCAACAAAAGAACAGGCAAATGCACAATTAGCAGCATTATATGCCAATGTTCAGGAATCAAAAAAGTCAAGTGGTTTTTCATCAGAGCCATATCCAGATCGTAACTCAGCATATGACATTGCAAGTATTGCATACTCAGCACCAAAAGGGATATCAAACGTTGATGCAATAAATAGACTAAAAGAAATGATAAGCGGAGAAACAAATCCCAAAAAAGAAGAGAAAGCAGAGCAGCCAGTTAAGAGTACATGGATGGGACAGTTTTTTCCAAGGAGGATGTAATGTTGTATATACTATTAATTATTCCGTGGGCATTGACAGTAGGATTGTTATCCTATATAATTGTAAAGAATAACAATAAAGGTTTAGAAGAAGGCTATGATGATCTTAACATTGAAGATGAAGGTGATCATAAAATAATTCGTGCTGCAATATACGACAGTAAAGCATTCTGGGTTGATGAAAATATATTTTACGAATCAGATGTTACGAGAGAGCCAGAT